GCGTTTCACGGTTGACTTTGCTTACACCGAGAAAGGTGCTGTTATACACGAAGACGTGAAGGGCTACGCCACGCGCGATTATGAGGTCAGGGTCGCGGTGGCTAGGGCAATGGGATTAGAGGTTAAGGAAACATGAAACAGGAAATTCTAATACATTTATTTAATGTTGATCGGGCATCGGCTGGGGAAATAGCGCAGGTGACAGGCAAATCTCCACGAGAGGTTCAAAATCTTCTGATACAAATGGACGATGATGGCGAGGTTCTTATGCGAAATGGATATTACTGTCTGAGCGCCTATTCATTATCCCAAGCCATAAAAAGCTTTGACGGTGAGGCAATATAGAGTAAAATAAAAACAGGCGGGGAGCAGTGATGTGCTCAACCCGCCCTAGTAGAGCCAAGCTGTTACGAGCAGACAGCGAAGGCAGAACGCATGAATGAGATGCGTTGACCCCAATCTATATTGGGTTCGGCGTTTCTACAACAAGAAAGGAAACGTCGATGCACAGCTTCGATCCAGAAATAGCAAAGAAGGTTGGCGTCAATGCCGCTGTGATCTACCAGAACATTGTTTGGTGGACGCAGAAAAACGCTGCAAACAACAAGCATCATCACGATGGGCGTCATTGGACATACAACAGCATTAAGGCTTTTGATGTGCTGTTTCCATATCTGACAACTGCACAGATCCGGCGCGCTCTTGAAAAGCTTGAAACATCAGGTTTGCTTTTGTCGGGAACATTTAACAAAATAGGTTACGATAGAACCAAATGGTATTGCCCTTCTGAACAAATCCATTTGTCAAAAATAGCAAATGGATTTGTTAGAAATGACGAACCTATACCAGTTAGTAAACCAGATATTAAACCAGATACTTTATTTGGGGAAAAAACCCCAAAGCAACGAAAAGTAAAACGATCCATTTCATTGCCTGATGGTTGGGTGCCATCAGATCAGAACATAGAAGATGCAATGAAGCGTGGATTTACAACGGAGGAAACAAACAATGAAGCCGAGCAATTCAGAAATTACCATCAGTCAAAAGGATCAGCATTCAAAGATTGGGACGCTGCTTGGAGGACATGGCTTGGAAACGCTAAGAAGTTTGCCAGATCACGTCCCACCAGAAACGGTGGAGGACATAACGCGCTCATGGCCGGATTTGCTTCATACGCAGCTCAACTCGAAGACTGAACGAGATGCACTTCAAGATGCAGTAGATAAGTTCTCTACGCCTGCGCCAAGGAAATGGATCACAGGTCGCATCGCTTCATTGCTTGCTCAGTATTTCCAAGGAGACATTTCAGAGCAAATGATGAGGGCCATTGCAGATGACTGGTGCCACGAAATGCAGGAGTTCCCGGCGTGGGCAATCGCGAAGTCTGTTCGATGGTGGACAGGCAGAGACAATCCTGATCGACGCAAGAAACCACTGCCTGGTGACATTGCTGAAAGGGCGCAGAAAGAGCTTGGTCCAATCTTCGCTGCCAAATCTGCAATCAGACGTTTCGATCAAGGCTTTGTTTTACAGATAGAAGAGGCACCCAGAGAGCGCATGAGCAAGGAACGCGCCGAGGAAATTATGGCTGAAGCTGGGTTAAATGTAAAAAAGTTTGGTCATTAACGCAAATAAACCTTGCACTTTGGGATTATGGGCTTATATTGGGTGTAAGGAAGCAATCAAACAAAGGAATACGGACATGAAAACTTCATACCTCACAACCGAACAAATTACCGATATGGCCGAAGCTGCGCTTAATACTTACGAAATGACGGCATCTTGGAAGACTGCTGGTATAGCCGCCACAGAGCATGCCGCAGATGAATTTGGCGTAAAGGCTACTTCCGCTCAAATGGCAACAGCGATGCAGGGTGCAAAGGTAGGATGGTCTGCAATTTCTTTTGTTACTAAAAAAGCAATCGCAGCCGAAATTTAATCAACCGGGGAGCTTCGGCTCCCCACCTTGGGAGGAATAAATGGGTTTTATTATAGCATTTTTTGGTATCATTATAGGCGTCTTATCCGGTGCAATTACATATTTGGCTTCAAGTATTTTTGGATCTTTAACCGCCAATGCGCTCACAGCTTTTATAATAATGGTTCATGGCACGATTGTTTGGTTTGGTATGAGCTTGGTATGAAAAACACTAACCCGCCTGAACGCCTTGCGCGAAATATCATGCGGGATCTGCAAGAAGGTTATGGCGTCGAGGACATTGCAGTTCGAGGCACAGCAACTCAGGAAGAAGTAAGGCAAGTCATCAAGCTAATGCGTGAAAACGATATGCTTGGTAAATTTTATGAAACGGCAAAAAGGAAGTGGAAAACAAATGCACTCAACAGTGATAGCGGGAAACGTAGGTAAGGACGCAGTTCTGCGCCGTACAGGCAATGGGGACGCCGTTCTGGGCTTCTCAGTGGCCGTAGACAACGGCAAGGATAAGAATGGCAACAAGCGCGACAGCACTTGGTTCAACTGCTCGGTCTGGGGCAAGCGCGCCGAAAGTCTTGAGGCATACATCACAAAGGGAACCAAGCTGACGCTAAGTGGCCGGGTTGATGTCGATGTCTACGAGGGCAAAGGCTCTCTGAAGTTGTCGGTCAATGAGCTGACATTTCAGGGTGGTGGGTCTCAGGACAGGGAGCCAGCGAAATACGCTGAACACGATGCACCTGCCCGTGATGAGCTGAACGATGATATTCCATTCTAAATGGCGTAAAGGTGATCCTGTCGGGATGGGTGAAGTTTACCTTCCCGACATCAAAGATAAGCAAGCTTACTCTCTCGCCTGCAAGCGCTTGATAATCGAAAGCGCTGCGCTTCACGTATTAAAGTTAAAAACAATCGACAAGCGCAGGGAATTTATCAACAACTACCCGAAGGCAGGGCAGGACGATTTAAAAAGCAGGGTCAGTGAGCTCTGGGGAAAGGCAAACAATGGAAATTCAAACGCACCTTAAAGCTCTGATGATCGAACTGAAGAAAGACGGTTTGACCTATTATTCAGAGCATGTTGAATACATCATATCAATGCTGGATGTAGATCCAGAAGAAGGAAGGTTTTACGAAGATGGATAAAATTGATCTAGCTGGCCTAATCGGCTGCATGGTAGGTTTTATATGCGGAGCTGGCTTGATGGCAGTAGTCGGCACAATATTTTAGTGATCGTGTGGGTGGCCGCTGATTGCATGTCGTTTGGCGCAGTCTGGTAGCAGCGCGACCAACAACAACAGCCCAAGCCCCGTGGCATCGAATGGTTGTGTGTTAGAAGAAAGCCACCCACTCAACTTATAAAGCACCTAATCAATCAGGCATCAAGTAAAAATTAGCTTGATTGATTAGATAAACAAAATGATCTATCTTACGCACATGCGTCCAGTCCGCTTGACTGAGATAGAGGTGTAACAATGGCTGCTAAAAAGAAAATGGGGAGACCCACCAAATACGATCCCAAGATGTGCAAGACGGTAATTGATTGCGGCAAAGAGGGAATGAGCAAATGCGAAATGGCTCTGGAACTTGATATTGCATACGATACGTTCGACAGATGGCAGAACGGAAAAACAGACTTTTCGGATGCCGTAAAGACAGCAATGCGTCATTCGCAGGCATGGTGGGAACGAAATGGACGCATTGCTACATTCGGTGGCACTGATGGTTTCAACGCAACAAGTTACATCTTCAACATGAAAAACCGTTTCCGCGCCGATTGGAACGACACAGTGAAAAACGAACTGTCTGGCCCAGATGGCGGGGCAATCGTTCAGAAGATCGAGCGCGTTATTGTAGATCCAAGGGAAGACGCAAATGGACAGACTGGCTGAACTGGCGGGATACGCCCAATCTTTCCCCGGCATGGTTGATGATGACTTCATTGCTGCTGGGTTTACGCCAGAAGAAATATCATCCTACAGGTCTCAGACAGCTCCACAGTTTGAGCAATTTGCACCAACTGGTGATACATTAGCTGCGCCAGATTACACTCTCAGGGAGCGCATGTCTCAAGGTTCCCAAGACATCCTATCAAACACATTCGGAATGGACCCATACAGAGCAGGCGTTTTGTCTCGCAATGTTCTGGGCAATCCAAACGCATCACGCAATTATGGAATGGGTCTTGCTGACTTCACACCACTAGGAGCTGTGTTTGCAACGCAGGAAGGTTCTCGCACGGCATCTCGTGGCTATGAGGCCGGAGACCCACTTCAAATGGGCTTAGGTGGGCTTGAAATGGGTCTTGGATTAGCAGAAGCTTTCCCATTAACGCGCCTTGCCGCAACCCCGCTCAAAAGGGCAATTTCAGAAATTGCAGATGAGGTTCTAACTATTACCGACAGCCCTGTTATTGGAGAAATTGTTAGCAACACCCGCGCAGCAATGAATGGAAACCTAGCGCTTCCAAGGGCCAACACGCCATCCGAAGCTATGGCGCGTGATATACTTGAATTAAGAGCAGCGGGACGTGCAGACGAAGTTACTGATGAAATGATGGCTCAAGCTGACGATCAATATATGTTTGCCAATACACCTTTACCTATGGATGAAGCTTCTCGGTTGGCAAGGGCGTCTGAGCAAGAATATGCCGGAGATTATTTTCACGGCTCAAACCTTGGTTTTTCTCAGTTTGACAAAAGCACAAGAGGAACATTTCTTACAGATAGCCCCGCAGTTGCTGACAGCTATGTAGGCAAAGAAGGTGGCACAATTTACCCAGCTTTGGTTCGTGGAGGTTCTGATTTTCCTGTGGTGAGCGGTGAAGGTCGTTTTTACAGCGACATCCCTCAAAGCGCTCTTCCAGAAGAACTTGAATTTATGAAATATGACGTTGGTAGTGATATTCCACTTATTACCGATAATATTGTTTCAAGAGCTAAAGATGAAAGATTACCCGGAATTATTTTTGAGGATATTGTTGATCGAGGTCCAAACTTTAAACAATATCGCGGGGAAACTGATTTAATGGCTAAAGAACGAACTGAACAATCTGCCCTGCCTGCTGATGTGATAAACACCTTTGACCCAGCTACAATCCGTTCCAAGTTTGCCCGTTTTGACCCAGAATTTAAAGGTTTAAGAAATCTAAGCGCAGGTGTTGGTGGAGTGGCAGTTTTATCTAGTATAGGTGAAAATGCAGAAGCTGGGACGGTTACTGAAACAGTGTCTTCTATTAAAGAAAAGTATCCATTGTTTTCTGACATTGAAGTTCGTGATTTGCGCAATCAAGGCGTTCAAGATGGCAGGCGGTTGGAATTTACTGAAGCCTATGACGATAGAGTTGACAGCCCGTTGATTGAAATCTTTGATCCCGACCTGCAAGGCAAAGAACTAGAACAGGCAATAATCGGTGAGTTTCTGCATGAAGCGCCAAGACGCATTCCAGAATATGCTGAATTGCGTGAAAGACTTCAGGAATTAAAAACTCCGCAGCAATTGCAAGATGATATGAACAGTTATCTTTATGACGTTGAAAATTACGGCGAAGACAGACCGTTTGAAAAATGGGACGAAGTTTCCCGCAAAGACGCATTTATTAGAGGCCATGCTGTTGGGCAATGGGAGCCAGGATATTATACAGATGAGCAAAAAGCTCTTATTGATGAAATGATGGGGCTAATAAGGTCAGGCGCAAATAAATAATGAACCTCCAGATTAAAACCCCACGCTGGTCACTGCCAATTATTGATGCGGCTGGCGCACGTTACCTCGGCGCTCACGGTGGCCGGGGATCTGGCAAGTCTCACCTATTCGCAGAGATGCTGATCGAGCGCAGCATCATGGGCAAAGTGGACGCTGTTTGCGTTCGTGAGGTTCAAAGGTCTTTGGCTCAATCAGTCAAAAAGCTGCTTGAGAACAAGATCAATGAGCTTGGCGTTTCTCATATGTTTACGATCAAAGAGTTTGAGATCAGATCCGTTCATGGCGGCATCATCATCTTTCAGGGCTTGCAGAACCACACAGCCGACAGCATCAAGTCTCTTGAGGGTTACGACATCGCATGGGTTGAGGAAGCCCAGAGCGTCAGTCAGTTCTCCCTGGACATTCTGCGCCCTACAATCCGCAAGCCTGGTTCACAGCTTTGGTTCACATGGAACCCAAGGTTTGACAGTGACCCAGTTGAAAGCTTGCTGCGAGGCCCAGAGCCACCAAATAAAAGCATCATTGTTGAAGTCAATTATCAGGACAATCCTTGGTTTCCTGTCGAGCTGCACGAGGAAATGGAATACGACAAGCGCCGTGATCCAGACAAATACATGCACGTCTGGAGAGGTGAATACGTTCGCAACAGTGAAACCCGTGTGTTTAAAAACTGGAAGGTTGAAGACTTTGAAACCCCGCCAGACGCCATTCACCGTCTTGGGGCTGACTGGGGCTTTGCTACAGACCCCACAGTTGCTGTTCGCTGCCACATAGTAGGTCGCAAGCTATACATTGATCAGGAGGCTTATCAGGTTGGCTGTGAGATTGTGGACACACCATCATTGATTATGTCCATCCCAGAAGCTGAGAAATGGCCTATGGTGGCCGATAGCGCGCGCCCTGAGACCATCAGCCATATGCGTAAGAACGGCTTTCCTAAGATCCATTCAGCGGTTAAGGGCGCTAAGTCTGTTGAAGAAGGCGTTGAATGGCTCAAAAGCTTTGACATCATCGTTCATCCAAGATGCCATCACACCATCGATGAGCTGACGCTGTATAGTTACAAGACAGATAAAGACACCGGGAAGACACTTCCAATCTTAGAAGACAAAGACAACCATGTTATTGACGCTTTGCGCTATGCTTGTGAAGGTGCGCGCAGGGCTGGCTCTCAGAAGAAAATGATAGCCAAGCCAATAGCAACCATTATGCCGTTGGCTCGGTGATTGTTTTTATATTAGAACTAGCGTATAATTAGCGCAAATTTCATCGCGGGGCGGTAAAGTGGCTAGACTGACTAAAAGAGAACGACTTGCAAACATTCACCAAGATGCGCTGCTTGAGTTTGACAGGATACAAAGCTCAATGCGTGAAGAGCGTCTTCAGTGTCTTGAAGACCGCAGGTTTTATTCTATTGCAGGCGCTCAGTGGGAAGGCAACCTTGCCGAGCAGTTCAACAACAAACCCCGTTTTGAAGTCAATAAAATCCAGCTTTCTGTTATGCGTATTATTAACGAATACAGGAACAATCGCATCACTGTTGATTTTGTCAGCAAAGACGGAACCGAAAACGATAAATTAGCCAACACTTGTGACATGCTGTTTCGCGCTGATGAACAAGACAGCGGTGCGGATGAGGCTTACGACAACGCATTTGAAGAAGCTGTTGGCGGTGGTTTCGGTGCATTCCGTTTACGCGCTGTTTACGAAGATGAATACGAGGATGAAAACGATTATCAGCGCATCCGCATTGAGCCTATTTACGATGCAGACAGCACGGTATTCTTTGACCTAGACGCCAAGCGCCAAGACAAGTCAGATGCGCGCATTTGCTATGTGCTATCATCAATGACCCGTGATGCTTACATTGATGAATGGAATGATGATCCATCGTCATGGCCCAAAGAAATCCACCAATATCAGTTTGATTGGGCCACGCCGGATATGGTGTACGTTGCAGAGGTCTACCGGGTTGAAGAAACTTCAGAGCAGATCCGCATATTTCAAACCATCGATGGCGAAGAAGAACGCTATACTGAGCAAGACTTTGACAACGATGAAGAGCTAGAAGTCACTTTAGACGCCATAGGAACCGTTGAGGTGCGCCAAAAGCGTGTTAAGCGCCGCAAGGTCCACAAGTACATCATGAGCGGTTCAGGCGTCCTGGAAGACAGCGGCTACATCGCTGGAACACAAATCCCAATTATTCCTGTCTATGGCAAGCGCTGGTTCATTGATAACATCGAGCGTTGCATGGGCCACGTTCGCATGGCTAAAGACGCCCAGCGCCTAAAGAACATGCAGCTATCTAAGCTCGGTGAAATCTCTGCGCTTTCCACAGTTGAAAAACCATTGTTCACACCAGAGCAAGTTGCCGGGTACGAGGTGATGTGGGCCGAGGATAATCTGAAGAACTACCCATATCTGCTATTGAACACGGTTACAGACGCCAACGGCAACGAAAGCTTGGCTGGTCCAATCGGATACACCAAGCCACCACAGATCCCGCCTGCACTTGCTGGTCTATTGCAGATCACAGAACAGGACATCAGCGACCTTCTAGGCAATCAAGAAGCTGGTGAAGAAATAGCAAGCAACATATCTGGACGCGCTGTTGAGTTAATTCAAAACCGTTTAGACATGCAGACGTTTATTTATATGTCCAACATGAGCAAAGGCATAAAGCGTTGCGGTGAGATTTGGCTGTCAATGGCTCGTGATCTGCTGGTTGAGCCAAACCGCAAAATGAAGGGCATTGGTAATCAGGGTCAAATGAGTACACTTGAACTTGGTAAGCCTATTCTTAATCAAGAAACTGGTGAAATTGAATATGAGAACGATTTAAGCCAAGCCAAGTTTGATGTTTCTGTTGAGGTTGGCCCAAGCAGTTCTTCCAAGCGCGCTGCAACCGTTCGTTCACTTCTCGGCATGATGCAGGTGTCTACAGACCCAGAAACGCTGCAAGTTCTAAGCGCAATGGCAATGATGAATATGGAAGGCGAAGGTCTTGGAGATGTTCAGGACTTCTTCCGCAAGAAGCTGGTTCGCATGAATGTGGTTCAGCCTACACCAGAAGAGCAAGAGCAGTTGGCACAAGAGTTGGAGCAGTTGCAATCGCAGCCTGATCCACAATCGATGTATCTAGAAGCTGAAGCCGCGAAGTCACAAGCGCAGGCAGTCAAGGCCCAGGCCGATACAATCAAAGCGCAAGCTGACACAGAGTTTACTATAGCACGGGCAGAAGAAACCCGCGCCAAAACAATTGAGACGCTTTCCAGTGTTGAAAACGACCAACGTGAAAGCGCAGTATTAACCGCGAAGAACTTGCAAGAGATTGTTGAGCGTTCGCGGGAAGAGATGCGGCAACCGCCCAGCCGCTACGAATAAGTGGGTGAGAATTTAACGAGGATCATATGGAAGAAGAAGATAAGGTAGAACGTGACGAAGACATTTCTCTGGACGAAGTTGAGGAGCCGGAAGTTAACGATTTTGATGAAGCTGAAGAAGCTGATGATGATGACGTTGAAACTTCTGAGGCCGAAGCGGATGATGAAGATGGGGATGTAATAGTTTCAATTAATGGGGAAGCGCCTGACCTCGAAGAAGAAGAAGAGGCACGCGCACCTGAATGGGTGCGTGATCTTCGCAAGCAGTATCGTGATGAAAAGAAGCGTTCAAAGGAACTTGAGCAAAAACTACAGAGGTTAGAACAGGGGCAAGCGCCTGCTGCACAAACTCTTGGTGACAAGCCAACTCTGGACAGCGTTGATTATGACACAGAGCGATATGAAACGGAAATTGCAACGTGGTATGAAAAGAAGCGTTCGCATGACCAGCAGCAAGCGTCCGTTCAAGCTGAACAGCAATCTGTTCAGAATGATTGGAACAAAAAACTGGAGGGTTATCATTCGTCCAAGGCTAGTCTTAAAGTTAAAGACTATGATATTGCTGAAGACGTTGTTCAAGATAACCTCAGTGTCATGCAGCAGGGAATGATTGTTCAAGGTGCGGAAAATCCTGCCTTGCTCGTTTATGCTCTGGGCAAAAACCCGAAAAAAGCGAAAGAACTCGCCTCAATCACTGATCCCGTAAAGTTCGCCTTTGCGGTGGCAAAATTGGAGACCAATTTGAAAGTCACTAAACGCAAGGCGTCATCAAGGCCGGAGAGTAAAATCAATGGCACTGGCCGACCATCTGGTTCGGTTGACAACACCTTAGACCGTCTGAGAGCAGAAGCAGAAAAAACTGGTAACTATACAAAAGTGAGCCAGTATAAGAAGCAGAAGCAATCAGCTTAAATGATTGGAGAAGAAAATGGCTAACGCATTTTCAAAAGAAGAACGCGTAGCATTTGAAGACATTCTTGAGGGTTTTAACGACGCTCTGGTAATGTCTTCCATTGTTACAAAATACAACACTAACGGACAAGAAATGGAGCGTTCAAGCGACACCATTTGGCGTCCAATGCCTTACATCGCTCAGTCTTATGACGGTTCTGATGCAACAAGTAACTTTGCTGACAACACTCAGTTGGCTGTTCCTGCAACTATTGGTTTTCAAAAGCACTCAACAGCGCTGCTGACCGCCAAAGAAATGCGCGACCAGTTGCAAGAAAACCGTCTTGGTCAGTCTGCTGCTCAAAAACTAGCATCTGACATTAACGTGGCGGTTCTTAGCGCAGCGTCTGCTCAAGGTACTGTTGTTTCTAAGCGTACAACTGCTGCAAGCGGTTATAATGACGTTGCTGAAGCTGATGCTCTGTTTAACGAGCAAGGCATCATGATGGACAATCGCTCCTTTGCGCTTGGCTCTCGTGATTACAACGGCATGGCTGGTGATTTGGCTGCTCGTGAAACCATGAACAACATTCCAACGGAAGCCTATCGCCGTTCGTATGTTGGTGAAGTTGCTGGGTTCCAGACCTTCAAAATGGATTACGCGAACCGTTTGGCTGCTGCGACTGCTACAACCGTAGTTGTTAACGGTGCTGGTCAATACTGGACACCTGCTGCGACTTCTACCGCAGGCACTGGTCAGACTTCAAACGTCGATAACCGTTATCAGTCTTTGGCTCTCACCGTTGGTGGTAGCACTGTTAAGGTTGGCGATGCGTTTACTATTGCTGGTGTTAATGCTGTTCACCACATTACCAAAGAAGATACAGGCCAGTTGAAAACATTCCGCATAATTGCGATTGTTAGTGGTGCTGGTGGAACTGGTACTGTGACGATCAGCCCTGCGATTGTTTCTAACGGAGGCTCAACTGCTGCTGAAGCTCAGTATCAGAACGTAACTGCAACACCTGCTTCAGGCGCTGCTCTTGTGTTCCTAAACACTGTAACAGCCCCAGTGAACTGTTTCTGGCATCGTGACGCGATTGAATTGCTTCCTGCTTCTTTGGCTGTGCCAACGGATGCTGGTGCAGACATCATGCGCGCCACAACTGAGCAAGGCGTCGAACTTGTGATGCAAAAGCAGTTTGACATCAACACACAGAAAACAAAGTATCGTTGGGATACATTGTTTGGTGTTGCTGTGCTTCAGCCTGAAATGTCTGGCATTATGTTGTTCTCACAAACTTAAAACAACTTGGGAGGGGCTTTGGCTCCTCCCTTTTCTGAAGGGAATTGAAATGACTGTAATGCTTTATAAACACCCCGGCATATATCAGATGCACGGAGATTATTTTGACTACATCATTGTTGGTGATGATGAAGTAGAAGCCTCTTTAAAAGATGGCTGGGTTACAACTACAGAAGAAGCTAAATCTGGCACTTCAAAGCAAAAGCGCGCAAAGAAAACACCTGTTGCAAAAGCTGAAGAGGAATAATCATGGCATACACCAAGCGGGATATTGTTGAGCAAGCTTTCGATGAAATCGGCTTGGCAAGTTATGTTTTTGATTTACAACCGCAGCAGCTTAATAGCGCATTGCGGCGTCTTGATATGATGATGATGACATGGAACGGCAAAGGCATCCGCATTGGATACCCTCTTCCATCTTCACCTAATGACAGTGATTTAAATGACGAATTAAACATCACTGATTTTTCTTTTGAGGCAATGTATCTAAATTTGGCAATTCGCATTTCTGGTGGTTTTGGTAAAACTGTAAGCCCAGACACTAGAGTAAACGCAAAACGCGCTTACAATCAATTGCTGTCACATTCCACTCTTCCAATTGAAATGCAGCTTGGAAATGAGGCAGTCCCGGCTGGTGCTGGCAATAAGGGCTGGAGATATTATAACAACCCATTTTTGCGAGCGCCGCAGAATAGGATTACTGCTGGCTCAGACAGCCTTCTTGATTTGGAGTAAGAAATGTCAAATATTAATCAACTATCAACTATCACTACATTGGTCGGCGGCGACTTGCTGCCAGTGTGGTCAACAAACAATGGTGACACCCGCAGGGCGTCTCTAACAACGCTCACAACGTACATGCAGAGCGCTCTTACGTTACCGGGCGCACTTACTACCCAATACGCAGCCCCAAGTGCTACGGCTTTCTCTGTGACTATCTCCGCTGGTGATACATGGCTCATATTGACGCCCACAGGAACATTTGCCAATGGCGCGATTGTTTTGCCTACAGGCGCGACTGATAAATCTGAAGTTAGCGTAAATTGCACACAGATTGTTAGTGCGTTGAGCGTT